GATCAGCGAGTTGCTGGACCGTCAGATGCAAGTATCGAGGATCAATCTCGCGCTGTGTCTCAGCGCCGACACCGTGTGCGTCGCCGGGGTCGACCGGCACGATCTGCACGACAGGGAGCTTCGGTTCAGCCTTGGGCGTCGCTGACTTGCTCATGCGACACCTGCCAACTGGATGCGGTCGTTGACGCCGACTTCGATTATGAATGTCCGGGTTCGGCCGGTGTTGTCCCCTGAGAGCAAATGCCGTGGCTCTTTCGAAGCGTCGGGTGCCTTGCCAACTGCACACCAGAGATCGGCAAGAATTGGCTGAAATGGAGTGATGAGCGCCACACAGGGGGCAGTGAAAACGCCCAGCCCCAGGAGTGAACCAATGGTGGGAAGCGCTGCCGGATCGGTTGGCGTGGTCCCGCTGATGGTTAGGGTCGCACTGGCGATAGGCGCCGGCCCTCGATGCTCGGGGGTCGTGCCGGGCGGGTGAAGTTCAACGCGAACAGTGCCGTTTGCCATTTTCAGTTTTCCTCTGATTGAGCGGTCTGGAGCCACGGCGAAGGGTCCTGACGCCGTGGCTCCTAGTCGTGCCGCCCAGTCAGGCGGGATCGGTCGTGCCGGCCTTTGGATCTCCCGCCCCCATGGCTTCGGGTCAGGCGGGCGACAGGCCGGCTTTGGCTATTGGAAGGACCAAAGCTTCCTCAATGGCGCGGGACCGGAGGCCCGTGAGGGCATCCCGCGCAATTCCTTCAGCCGCGACGGCTCGCCTCAAAGGCGCGCACCTCGCGTTCGGCCTGGGCACGGATCTCAGCCCGGCGCTCCGCTGTCTGCTCCGGCGTGCGGGCCGGCTGAGGCTGTGAGACGGCACGAAGCTGGTCTCGATGGCGAAGGGCGTGACGGAAACGTTCAGTGGCCTGCTCGGCCTCGCGGCGGGCATGGACGTCGGCGAGGACCCCATCGATCTCGGCGCCGATCTCGGCTCGGATGCGAGCGCGCTCACGTTCCTCGACGGCGCCGCGCTGGGAAACCCACTGCTGATATGCTTTTTCAGAAAACATAGTCTTCCCTTTATGCTCGCGGCTGGCCCCAGGACGGAGCGCCATAAATATACTCGTCGCGCTTCAGCCCAGGCAGGTTGGCAAAGTCCACGACAGACTGATGCGGCACGTCCGGATAAATCGGGCGCGGCAACTCAACAATTTCCGTGACGGCGTCCCACTTGCCACGCTCGCTGTGGAGGGTCGGGCAATCGTATCCGGTCGCGCGCTGACCCGTCGCCTTATTGACGTAGTACGTTCGCTCAACTGTCAGGTCTTTGGAGTCCTTCAGCCAACGACCATTGAACTCCGGCTCAGCAATGGTTGAGACCGGCTCAGCACCTTCAGGTAGCTCGTTGTTCGCGCGGGTCGCGACCGTGCGGAGTTCCTTGGCGCGGCTCAGGAGCGCAGCCAGCGCCATGGCAGCCGGCGGATATTCGACCTGGATCAACCGCTTCATCTCTGCCATGGCGGCTTCGGCCTCGGCCCGCAGGGCGTGGCGGCGGGCCTGTTCGGCGCCGACCTCGGCGGCTTGCAGATCAAGCGTCACACGAGCATGGCGGCTCTCGGCAATGTCGATCCGGCGCTTGGCCCGCTCGATTTCCCGGTCCAGTACCTCAAGCGCGTCCAGGTCGCCGGCCTCAACAGTATCAACGCGGCCGTCCTCAAGATCGTGACGGGTGCGGATCGCGTCCACGCGCTCAGCATCAACCGTCTCAAGCTCGCGACGAAGATCCTCAACGTCGTTACCAGCTGTAGCAGCCTTGTCCTTCGGACGCCTGGACACTTTCATCAGCATTCGCTCGCTACCTCAAAATCGTTGCGGCTCGTCTCAACCTTGAACACAAAAGACACCTTCGGGGCTATGCAGGTCGAGTTATCGCTATTCCGTGGAGCCGCAGGCACGGTCAACATGGCCGCCCCGTCTAAGCTGATTTGAACAAGCGAATGCCCCGCAAACAAGGCACCATTTGCCCCGAATGCCCCGTCAGAACAGATTAATTAGGAATTCTTCGCAAGATGTTCAGTCAGGCGCCAAGATGACACGCGAAGTCGGCGGCCATACATCTTTCCGATACCATAGAGACGGCACCAGGTCTCTATCGTGGTTTTCGCGCGCACGGCACGCTTCCGAGCTTCGAAGGTCGAGATAAGGTCGGGATCGCACGGGTCGTCCGGCCAGTGGTTCCGGTCCCGCGCGACAGGCGGGGGCGGCGCCGCGCAGCGGATCAGATAGGCTCGCACCTCGGCTTGCGCCTCTTCTGCCTTGGCGAGAAGCGCGGCCAGCGTCGGGTCACTCAGGCCATCGGGATGATGCGAGGCGGACTTCATCGCTTGATCCTTTCGAGGAGGTCGCCCCACCACTCGCTGCCCTGGCGCTTACGCTGCCGTTTGAGCTTGCCGTCGAAGGGGTCGCGGTAGGTGCCGGGCTCCGGTGCATCCACGAACTGCCGCTCGGGTTTAGGAACACGGACGACGCCCGGTTCCTCATCAGTCATGGTGACGCGCCCAGGCAGCGTGTTCTTGTCAGATGACATCGCCCAAACTTCTAGTTGTCGGCGGTAGGGCTGAAGTGTCCGGTTTCGTGCAGATAACTTTCGCACGCATCCTCGTCGAAGGTCGCGCCAACGGACTGCGCCAACGTCGACCAATCAGCTTCTGTCTCTCTGGAGGTGAATGTCTCGATGAGACTGATGCCGGCAACGCCCCGCCCTTCGAGATAGCTTTCCGCGATCTCTGCCAAGCGCACGGATGCCATCTGATCGATGGCATAAGCTACTGGGATCGTCGCGCCGGCCTTCACTGCCATTCCGGCAATGGTCGCACCACAATGTTGGATGACGTGGCCGAGTGCCCGGACGACCTCGGCTTTCTCTGTCGTGTTGAAAGACTGCAAGCCTTTTGGCGTCACTACCTGAAGCGGGCGGGACCAATATCGCGCAACCCAATTCTGGACCGCCGCTAAGTCAAAGGCCCACTCGGCGCCTTTACTTCCTCGCGTCACGAACGGGCACCCCTTCCGAACCCATCCGTCAACCGTAGGAAGGCTTACGCCGTAATGACTTGCGACCTGTTTTCGGTTCACGTGTTCAAGCATTTTTTGGCCTCGGACATAAACATAAAAAAGGAATTTGAAAATTCTTAGCTAGAGAGAGACTGCGCTCGGCCTGACCCTCGGTTGCACCCCTCTAGGAAGGACCCTGGGTTTTATTGATGGTTTAGATGCAATCTATGGAAGGGCATGTCACTGCGCCAACTAGGTCGGACGCTGGTCGGCATCTCGCATGATGACCACGGCGTGAGTGAACGCGTCGGCGAACTCGGTGATTGATAAGTCTGGAAAATGCCGGGCTAGTTCGTTGTAGAGAGCTGAAAAGTTTGCCTTGTCATCATCGGAGTGCGGGAAACTCCAATCGGTACTCAGGATGTGCTTGGCCACGTCATCGATCGAATACTTCTGTGTCATGGAATGACTCCCTTTGAGGTGCTTGGAGGGGCGAGGGGTTGGCGCGGGCGGTTAGCGGCCGAACTCCCAGATCGGCACGCCCTGCGGCTGGCCCGGCAGTCTGCGGTGCGTCAGGTCCCCGAACCGGATCTCGCCGGCCGTCACCAGCCGAACAGGACCACCCACGCCGAGGGTGAGAGCGCCGCAGTAGTCGGGGCGCACGGTGCCGATCTCAGGATGGACGCCGAACAGTTCGTGTGTCCGCCAGCCAAGGCCCTCGGCCTGTGCGCCGAACGTGTCGAGAAAGGCGTGCGCATTGGCGAGCACACGGGGCCACTCGTCGCCACGATAGTCTGGGCAGGGCGCGCGGTGCGGCGTCAGGCGAGCAAGGCCGGCGGTCCAGACAGCACGGTCAGAGCCTGCCGGAGGCGCTGGGATCGGCGCGGGGCTAGCGGGCGGTAGTCCAGGCAGGATCTCGTTAGCGGCCTGCGCCTCGGCCTCGGCGCGGCTTAAGCCGCACTCGTATTCGAGAAAGGCGGCGCGCTCGTCGAATGCGAGCTGCACGTCGGGGTCGCTGGCGAGGGTGAGAAGTACCCGCAGGGGGGCGTCAGTTCCCGTTTCTTCTATCAGTTCCCGTTTTAGAAAGAGAGAACGGGAACTATAAGTATCTGATCCTGCTAGCAGTTCCCGCTGTTCCCGGATTTCCCGCTGTTCTACCCCATACCCTCGCGCGCGCACGGCTGCATCAGCACATGCGTCCGCATCTGAGCCGGGTGAGTTGCTGTTTTCCTGCGAAAAGTCCCAAGCCCATTTCGGACGGCGGGAACTACGGGAACTCCGGGAACTCTGTTTATTTTCAATGGCTTGACCGTTCCCGCAGCTCTCATCGGGAACGGGAACGGCGGGAACGGCGGTGCCGTTTTGGGAACCATCAGAACGCGCTCGTGCCGCCTCAACGCTCGCGGCAAAGAAGCTAGCGAGGTCCATCAGCGTCGCCCTCCCTCGTGAATGGTAAAGGCGGGCTCCTCTCGGCTGGCCAGTCTGAACTCGGACCTACGCAGAGCGTAGACTTTGAAGCGTCCGATTTTCGGAACGAAGGTATGGAAGAAGCAGTCTGGCGCCTTGCGCTTCGCGATGAGTCCCTGCGCGTCGAGCGCACGCCCGATCTCGGTTTCTTTCAGCGTCCCGCCGGCCGCCTCAACGATGCGGTGTGCTGGGATGTAAAGGGTATCGTCATCGTACCAAGCCAGTGCGTTGCGGTTCGACGTTTTGTTGCTTGCAAGGTCCGGCTCTGTCGGCTGGATCTCGGTACCCCACCGCTCGGCTGCCCATGCGCGAAGGTTGTTGACCGCCTGCACTTCGGGATCAAGGGCGGCGGCATCCGTTGAGGTGCCAAATTTGCCCCAAGCCCAATGGATTGCCCCTTCCACGTCGAGGTTGTCCGGAAGTAATCCGAACTGACGCGCCAGACGTCCCGCGTTCATGAGAATCGCGAACGGCAGCGCGGCGCGCCGCAAGGCGCTATCGGCGCCGGACCCAGCGAGGCTATCGGCAGTCTCGTTGATTCCTCGACGGATTGCCTCAGCCTGCCGGTGGAGCCCGGCGTCGATCATCGCCCGGACGAACGCTGGCCCAGCATGCCCGAAATGCTGGTCGCAGGCCTGGATACGGGCCATGACGGCTTGATCGACGGCGCGGTCTACATTGGTGACATCGACGTCAGGAAGACGGGCGGCCATACCGCCAAACCACTCGCCGCCGTCACCTCGGACCTTCTCCTCCAGCGACTTCTCGGCTGAGAGGAGAATGAATGTCGACCATGTGTGGGACGCCCGGAGTTGTGCGTCCGCAGTCATCCGGCCTTTGCCGACGCCGCTGGCAAGGCTGTAAATGTTTTTTCCTAATTCCTTGCCTGTAACATGCCCCAGCTCGTCGAGGGCGAGAATTGTCCCGCTCGCACGGGCGGCCATGCCCTCGATGCCGTTCGCGGTTGCTCTGGCGCTTTGCAGGAGACTGTCGCGCTTATCGAGTGCAGCCCGAGACCAAGCTGAGACCGCGAGGCGCTGAGCCGTCGTCTTGCCGCCGCTCGTGGCACCGGACAGGTTGATGCCGCACGTGTCGAGTCCGGCGAGGGACAACAGAGGGGCGGCAAAACCGGCAATGGCACCGAGCGTCCAATGCTGACAGCGGGTCACGCCAGCGGCAGCAGACACGGCCGCCTTCCAACCTTCTAGTGTTCCGCCAACAGCGACGGCCTCGCTGATCCGGGCGCTAATGGACAGTTCTAGGCCTTGCCCATCCGGAGCGCCGATGATCTCACCGCTCGGGCACGCGAAAAACCGGTCAGCAGACCCGTCGAGACTGTGCCATCCAGGGGTGCGGACGACTGCAATCTCCTCCTCGGGATCTGCCGCCTTGAGAGCTTTAACCGCGATGTGTTCGCCGTCATCCTCGGGGCGAAAGCCAGCTGCGAACAGCATGGCACGTGTCTCTGAGGCGCCCTGCTTTGCGAAATCCGCGCGGTTCATGTCGATCGCTCGACGTTTGCCGCCCATGTCTTCGACCACGATACGCAGGCCATAGGTATCGGCTTGGTCGAGGTAACGAAGGCGGGCGGGAACGCCGAAGGGGGAGGCGATTGGCAGGGGCACCAACACCCCTTCCTCATCCTTAACCCACCTGTGTACCTTCACGCGGCCGGTCTTGGTCCGCTTGTAGGTCAGGCTAAAAGTGTCGAGCTTTGGCAGGGGATAGTCCCGCTCGATCCGCGCCATCTCGTCCAAGCCATCGACACGGCGGCGGTCGTCCTCGATCTCCTCAGCCGTCGCCCTGTAGGCCACAGCGGCAAGGATGCCAGCGCGAACCGCGTCAGAGCCTTGGGCGGTGTGAACGTCGAGCCAATCAGTGCTGGTCCCCGGCGCGCCAGCCAGCGCAATGCTAACGGCCACGGCGTCCTGGTTGCGAATACCGAACGCGCGGGCGGCTTGTTCGCCTCGACGGGTCGGATTTGGCCGGCTGAACTTGGCGGCTTCGTCGCGGTCGGCTGCGACGGTGACACGCTGTGTGGCAGGCCACAGCTTGAATGCCTCAATGCCCCCCGCATTGATCGCAGCCGCAACAACCACCTCGTCGCGGTCAATTTCTGGTCCGAAGGCGTAGGCTACCGCAGCCCCAGTCTCGATGCCTTCAGTGATGAAGACCGAGGACGCCACCTTCGGGTTGCCCCACAGGACGGCGCAGCCGGCGGTGCTCTCGCCGTCCTCGGGGCGTTTGGCGCTCTTCTTGGGGTCACGCGGCGTCCCGTCAGCCTGCCGGCCGAGGTCCGCCTTCCCTGCACCTGCCGGCGCGACATAGATGCGGTGCGCGTGGGTCTTCCCGTCAGCATCGGCAGTGCCGAACACTGCGCAAGCAAAATCGCCGACTGCCTTGGGCTTACCTTTCCCGCCTTTCGGCGGGTCATAGTAGGTCAACGCGGCCAGCCCGACCGTGGGTGTGCTGGGCATTGGTACGGTGGAGGCGTCAACGCCCAGGCGGTATGCCAGGTAGGCGCCGGGCAAGGTGTCGTCGCGCCGCTCGGCGGGTGCGTTCAGGAGCGAGTGCGCGTCGGTTGCTTGGAACTTGCCTCCACCTTCGCCGGACTTCTGCCGGATGAGATTGCCGGCGCCGACGATTTCAACGCAGCGAATTTTGGAAGCGTCGAAGTCCAAGCCTTCGACCTTGCTGACTATGTCGAAGACACTGTCGGGCTTGCGCCCCACTTGGCATGTGCAAAACGCCTTGGCCTTTCGCTCGTCCCAACGCCAATCGTCAGCGCCTCCGTGATGCGGGTATGGGCAACGGGTGTGACTGCGGCGGCCCGGTTGCCAATCGATGCCGCAAGCTCGAATGATTTCGATCTCGTGCCCGCGCACTGCGCCCTGCGCGTCCGTAGTCTTGACGTAGTGGGTGGATGCGTCGGCCATCATGCGGCAGAGCCCCCGATCTTTGAGGACGAAGGCGTCGCACGCTTCCGCGCGGCGAACTTGATCAGGGTCTCGTCGGAGTGGCTCTTGAGGACGCAAAATATCATCGCTGCATCCTCCTGGCTCAGGTCCGTCTCTGTGTCGGCGGCCAGGAACCCAATCACCTTCCCGTTCGGGCTGCTGGCCCGCACTCCGACGAAGACGCGGAGGCACTCCGGGATGGGCCGGGTGATGATGCCGCGATACCGCGCCAGCTCGATTTCTTCGGCGTAGGCGCGGCGGATGCGGTCGCGCTGATGCGGGTGGCGCTTGAAGAACAGGTCGTCAGCCGCGCGTACCCGGTCGAGCCCCTTGCTGAGGGCTTGTGCCTGAGCCGGGGTCATGCGCGACTCCCCCAAGTCTCGGGGACCGCATAGGCCTGCTCGGCAACCACGGCAGCGTGAGCGAGGCTCAGGCCAAGACGAGCGGCAAGCTTTTTGGCTTGGTAAAAACGGTGGTGAGATGCTAAGGAGTAGCTGTCTGCCTGCGAAGCAACGACACCTCTTCCAAAGCCCTCGCCCTGGCCGGCGGGGGTTTTGACGTTCTGGGGCATGCGCTTAGGCGGCCTCCACGCTGTAGGAAGCGCGAGTGCGCGCCTCAAGCCAAGACATGACTTCGCTGCGGCGATAAGCGATGCGCTTCTCACCAAGGATGATCGGGGCTGGAAACTTACCTTTGCGTCGGAGCCGATAGATCGTGGGCTCGGACAGTCGGACTAACTCTCTGACTTCATCGGGTAGAAGCAGTTCGTTGGGCATTGGCCGTCTCCAAACGTTGGACGGCCTTTTGTCTATTCACATGGCTTCATCGTCGGCAGGGGGCCAGTCAGGGCAAGTTTTGCCCTCGTCTCGAAATAGCCCTACTGAGGTGTGGGTCCTCGGCGCGCATAAGCTTCCAAGCTGCAACCGCCTGCTTCAATTCCTCCCCGTTCGGCGGCTTCCATTCAGCAGCTTCGTGAACAAGTCCGATGAAGCGTTCGAGAGGCCCTCTTTCCGAGTAGCCAACTCTGAGCCCAGCGCATTCCCAGAGCCAAAACAGGTTCGGCCATAATCGCGCTGCTATTGGAGATTTGTTCGGCTGTTCGGCTGGCACCAAGCCGACAGAATTTTTCAAGAACTCTTCCGCATCGACGATGCGTCTTGCTTCTTTCTCAAGCATTTCAAGGGCTTCAATTAAGCCTTCCAGCTGAAAGACAGGCGAACCAAGGCCGTTATTTAGCGTCCAGTCTGGTTCGCTCGATAAAATCTGCCGTGAAAGGGCTTCTTCCTTTTTGAGAAGATCCCTAAGACTACGAGCAGTGCTTGATATTTTATTTACATGCCGCTTTGCATACTTAACTGCGGGAAATATGCGAGTGTTCTTTGCCGCCTCTTCAAGCTTCGCACTCCACACAGCCTTCGTGATTTGAACGATAAATGCTAGAAGCAGTATCTGCCCGTTCTCGTCATGTGACAGCTGAAGCTCATGCTGCAGCCGGCCTATCTGCTCTTCATTAAATAGAGCGCGATCTGGCCAGGCGGTTTCCTCCGTCAAGCTATCTCTCCTTTGGAGGAAACCAATGAGGACTGCGGTTTACCAACGAGGTCTCTTAGATGCCTCGTCCATAGATCAAGCGCGCTTCTCTTCTCGCGCATGCGTTCGTACTTGTCATAATGCTGTCCGTGAACGTCGCCTTCGATGTGCGCCAACACGGCTTTGCGGTCCTCGCGAGGCACGCCGAGGCGCGCCAGCCCGGTCGCCAGAGTTCGCCTTAGATCATGTGGTGTCGGCGGTACTTCTTGCAGCGAGCGGCACGCCTCACTATATGGTCCGTCCAATCGCAGACGTTGGATAACTCGACTCAGTCTGTGCGAGAGGCTGTGACGAGCTATGGTCTTGCGCGATGTGAACTTGCTGGCGAAGACGCTTTGGCCGTCGCCGTCGATTGCTCGGCGGTTCAGAGCACTCTCAAAAATCTCCACAGCCATAGGCGGAAGTGGAACGACGTGAGCGCGACCGCTTTTCGTGCGTGTGGCCGGGATTTCCCAGCGAGCATCGCCTGTGCCGTCGAGCTTGATAAGCTCGGACTGCAGCGCTCCAGCTACCTCGCCCGGTCTCTGTCCGAGCACCAGGATGAGTTTCAACGCGTCCGCAACGTCGTCGGACACGCTTTCTGCTCCGTCGAGCATCTGCCAGAGCACTCGGATCTCAGGATCGCTTAGCACTCGCTCCTTCGCTGTCTCCTTCGCTCGTTTTTTGAGCCCCGCAATCGGCGTTGCCTCAAGAAGTTCCCCTTCGGCAGCCCAGTTGAACAAGGTCGTGAGGATCGTGTGGGTACGATTCGCGCTGACCGGCGCCTCAGACCTAATTGTGTCGAGCAGGGCGATAACGTCGCGCCGCGCGATTGCAGCAGCGGGTCGTGCACCCCAGGCTGCTCGCGGCCGCTTCAGATAGCCCTCATCGTTGCGCCAGCTCTTTTTGTTGGGCTTGGCGTACTCATCTAAGTAGCGCTGGGCGAGACCATCGAACGTAAGGGCTTGCGATGCCGCCTCACGTCGCGCTTTTCGCTCACTCTGCGGATCACCGCCGTCTGAAACCGCCACCCGATGACGAAGCACTCGCTCCCGCGCCTCGGCTAAGGTTAGCTCGTTCAGCTTGCCGAGCGTGATGCGCTGGAACCCCGCTCCTTCTCGTGGGCGATAGCGGAACGTCCATGTCCCCTGACCGGTGGGACTGACGCGCAGGCAAAGCCCTGCCGTTTGGCTGTCCCAGTATTCCACTCGCCCACTGTCGGGTGGCTTTGAAGATAGAGACCGAATGAACGCCGCTGTCATGTTGATCACCGCCATGCTGGGTCCCTAGTCGCCGGCTTTGGGGTTCAACGGGGGTTCAAGAAACCGACGCTACCCGAAACCTCCTGACGACAAATGACAACGAAAAGCGCGACGCCACAACCGCTTATGAATATGTGTGATGTGGAACGACGTCGTCTGACGGTGTATCTGGCCAGTCTGGGGGACTAGGGGTCGGAGGTTCGAATCCTCTCGCTCCGACCATTAATTTTCGTTCTTCGTGAATGAGTTAGAAGAGGCGGCCTTCGGGTCGCCTTTTCTGTTTGCAATGCTGGGGGTTCACCAGGGGTTCAAGGCTCGCTTCGTTAGACGCTTATGATTCGGTGCGTGATCGCTGGAAGGCCATCATCGGCACGCATAATTCCCTCGGCGGCACCGACAAACCCGCAGCCTTCAGTCGATCCTCGGCACGGCCGACGAAGTAGGCAGCGCTCCGCATATCGCGGCGGGCGGCTCTGACGAGCCACCAGTGACGGAAGGCACGGATCAGGCGCATAGGCCGCCTCCCATCCGCATGAGGTCCACCACAAGGCCGCGAGCAATATCCTCGGCGTAGGCGTACCCGTCACGCTGCTCGATGATGCCGCGCAGATCGTCGTCCTCCTCACCGAGGTCGGTTGTCAGGGCGAAGGCGCGGACCTTCAGCAGGACATCCGAGAGGCTGGCGGCCGGGAATAGGGCGATCTCCGCACGGTAACGGCCGCAGGCGGTCATTGCGGTCCCAGACGCTTCGCTAGTGATCGCGCCCGCTTCGTCCAGGCGCCGCATCTCTGCGCGAAGGTGTTGATCGGCGACCTCGTAGGTTTCCACGAGGCGGAGAAGTTCCGGATTGCCAGTGATTGATGCGGCGCCTGTCATCGTCCGCCCTCCCGCCAGTTAGAGCCGACCGCACTCAAAACGAGAGCGGCGCGGGTGGACGGCGCCAGCGTGGGCGCATGCTGAAAGGACACCCGCCCGCTACGCGTCAGGGTTGGATTGTCCTCGCACCACTCACGGGCGTGCTGCCGCGCGTAGTCATAGAACTGCGGGAGCACATCGCGGTCAGGGTGTGTGAAAGGCGCTAGCTCGATCAGGGTCTCGCCGAACTCGTGAGCGAGCCAATTGGAGTAGGCTTGGAGAAGCGGAAGGGAGCAAGGCTCAGCCACCGCAGTTGGGGCGCCAATGAGCGTGACGCCGCCGCCGATCAGCGGAAGGGAGACGAGGCCGGACAGGAACCCCCGGCGGTTTGCGGGGCCGGTCATGGCTGCACCTTCAGTGCCTGGAACGCCTCGCAGAATTGTTCGTACAGGCGGTCGCCCATTCCTTGGAGCACCCCCGCGAGCGGATTAAGCGCCTCGGGGTCAAGCTGGCTGGCGGACTCTGCAATGATGCGGAGCAAAGTCGCGACCTGGCTCACAGCGATGATGTCGCCTTCCATGTCGGCGACGGCGGAGAAGGCGATGCGGGTTGCGGTGCCGGTCATGCGCCGACCCTTTCCAACAGAGCGGCATCGGCCGCGAACTGCGCGGCGATGCGAGCACGAAGGGCGGCGAGCGCGCGGCGCTCCTCTTGATCCTGCCGCGCCTGCCAGGAGGCGGCTTCCGTCTGGCGCATCGCGCGGATGGCCAGCGTCACGGGGCCGGGCTGTGGTTTGCGCAGCCGGTGGCGTTCACCGGCAGGCGCCGGCGTGATAAGAGTTTGGATAGCCATTTTCGTTCCTCAGAAACGTGGATGGTTAGGGCCGCGAGCGAGGGTTCCAGCCTTGCTCCGGCTCGCCTTTTCTGTCATTAGAAAAGGATGCCGTCAATACCTAATGACAGAAAATCGAGGGGCCGCCCCAAAGTTGGCGCAACGCACGTCGGCGTGCGTGTTCCGCCCGATCTCTTGTTAAGTCTTGATTTCTGGGTGGACGCCCAGCCCGAGCCCAAGCCGTCACGCCCCGAAGCTATCCGCCGCCTTGTTGAGGAAGCGCTGAAGGCGAAAGCTCCACAAAACGGGGGAAGCTTTTGACTGCCAGTGAATATGTAGATGAGGTCGTCTTGCCTGCTGTCTGGGCGTTTCAAGCGGCGCCGACGCGCGCCAACGCCTACTTAGCTTGTATGGTTACACATCACGTTGCAGATCATCTGGCTGTAAGGAATCGCAATCATGCTGAGTGCCGGAAGCGCATTCGAGATGTTGCCGGTATCCACGCCGATGTTGTGAGGGATGTCTGTGATGCAACAAAGCATCCCAAAAGGCCAGACAGTAAGGGTCGCCACGGCGAGGAGGTCAAATATCGGCTCGGTGACGACGTGGAGCGTCCTCCGTCAGGGTTTGATGATCCCACAGGGCAGCCCCTTCGCTTCGACGATTATGGCGGACGGATCGTAAGCTACGACGATCTTGACTATGACATCCTTGATGCGTGCATGTATGTTCTCAAAGCTGCTCGTGACGCATTCAAAGATGAACTAGCGCATAGCGAAATCAATAATCTGCATTATTCAACGCCTGGACTTTTGTAGTCTGTGCGAGTCAGGCGCTCCTTTTATAGTTAGATCTTTTAGAATGGAGAACCCCACATTGTCTATTTGAGACATATTGAAAAGCACGGTTACGCTGCCTGATGGAGGATTGTTGTGAGCACATCGTCTGAGAAGCAAGCACTTCAAGAATTGGCGCTCGCGCTTCGCGTTGCGCGGTGGGAAGCTGCAAACAAAGCGACCAAACTCAGAAGGGACAGAGGCAAGCTTGGAGATGCCACCGCCTCGGACGGCTATTTGCACGGGGAGGATTTCCTAAAGTTCCAGACGCAGCTGGAGGCTGTTGAACGGGCGATTGCTGGCATCTAACGAACAGAAGGTTAACTTCGATTATTCCTCGACAACCGCTTCCCGGCGGCTATCTTGCCGAGATGCACTACGCCTTATTCTCGCTGGCAGCCGTCTGCGTCGCGGCTTCATCTCCGGCTTCAGCGCTCGAATATGCCGGCACTTGTCGAGGGGCGTCGGCTACCATCACGACAATCGAAGGAATCGACACAAGCCGAGCCCGCGTCACGGCTCAGCACAGCCGGCCCGATGCTCTATCCTATTGTCATTATTCGCTTGGAAGTGCGGAGGGGAAGAAAACCCCGAAGGCTGCGGCTGTAGCGGCCTGCGCTGACAAGTTCCTTCGTGATGCTGAAGCGTTAGGACCGATCACGGCGGAGGCCAACTGCAAGATCGGCAAGCTAAGCACGTCAACCGGTAAGTGGTCTAATGCTTACTCGTTCCCGATTGCTCCCATGTGCGGAGATGATAACAATCAGGCCATTGCCCTGTTTCGTGTGATGTGCCCGACTTATGAGAACGTCGAGAAAAGCGACTAAACCCCACGTGGGTACGTAACATTATAACGATCCAGGGCATGAATGACCTTGCACGTGGCTGGGACCGCGAGTGTTTCCGGCTGGAAGGTTCGCCTCCGAGCGGCTACACTCAATCTGCGACTCAGGACATGCGGCCATATCCGCATTGAGGTTGGCAGGCCCCGGCGGATCGTCTCCACAGGCTCCGGGCTCTCCTGTTCGCGGCAAGGCGCTTAGGCGTCTTGGAGGCATATCCCCGCGATAGGTGTGCCTATGACCCAATCTCAACCCGGCCTCATCCATTCCTCCTACAAGCCCGCTACGGGCGGCCATGCGCCCGGCGATGTTCGCGACGCCTTCCTAAAAGCGATCGAAGCCTATGAGGCTTGGGAGGATGGCGAGCCCGAGCCGGCTGTTGATCTGCGCGACCAGCCGACTCGGCTGAGCGTCCTCTGCGGGTTGCTCTGGAACTGCTCTGACATCATGCCGGGTCTGGACCAGCGGCAGCTTGAGGACGCCTTGCCTCAGCGACACTTCGGCGATGATCGCACGAACACCTGCTCAACCTACGCCCGCGCGGCCCGCGCCATGCGTGAGGCGATTACTCTGGCTGTCTAAAAGCCGGCTGCCGGGTTTCGCCCCACCATGGGGCGGAACTCACGCCGCTGTCTCCGGCGCGGCCGCCGATCCCTTGCTGTTGAGGATGCTCGGCACCTCGCCCTTGGGCACGTCCTGGGACACGATCGAGAGGGCGTTCGGCAGGCAGAGGTTCAACTCCGTCACCGTACCCATCGGCCCCTGCAGGAAGCTGACGGCCCGCACGCCCAGTTCCATCCTGCCGCCGGCCTCCGGGAACATCATCGGCGATTGCACCGTGAGGGGGTCCCGCACGTCCCAGAGTTGGCCATCGGGCTTGAGCCACCCGTGAACCGTCACGGTAATGTCGACATCCGTCGCGGCGTTCGTGCCCGTCTCCGCATCGGCGCGCATCTTGGCATCGATCCCGTCGACCGGCCCCTCGGCGAGGACGATTCGGAACGAACCGGGCGCGCCCAAGGGGTTCTCTGACTTGGCCGAGACCTCGGACACGGTCTTGCCGAAGGCGTTGTCGCTGCCGGTGCCCTGGCCCACGGCCTGGATCTTGGAGAACACGTTCTCGTCGGACAGCACCCCGCGCAGGCTGAGGATGTTCTCGCCCTCGACGAGATCGGCACGTGATCCGCTGCCCTTGCTCTTCATGGGCGCGCCGGAGATCACTAGGTTGCCGTCAGCATCGTCGTGAAACTGCACGCCACGGAAGCGCCCGGCCCGTTCCAGCGCGCTCCAGATGCTCTCGCCGAAGTGGGGGCGGAAGACCTTGAGCACCTTGTCCCAGCCCGGCGGTGGGTCCTTCACGACGATCTTGCAGGGCAGATCCTTCGTGAGGCCTCGGGCGATGGCTTCTAATTTGTAGCCCTTGAACTCACTCGGCTTGGCCGACGAGCGGACGATGTCGCGAGTCAGGCTCTTGCCTTGGATCATCACCGCGTGCTGCTGACCGTCATAAGCGACCTGCCGATGCGTCACGTAGCCGTCGATCACCTTTACGCTCGCGAGGAGCACCTGACAGCGCTGGCCCGGCTTGATGCGCAGGTTCTGAAAGCCGGCGCCCTTGTTGCCTGGCTCAGCTGTCGTCAGCGCAAAGTCGGACAAGGCGGTTGCATAGATCCGAGTGACGCGGACGCTGGTCCAGTTCGAATAGATGTTGCCGTCAACAGCGACAGTTGCAATGAGTTCAGCATCAGCCATGTCAGCCTCCGTTCGCCAAGGAGGTGCCACGGTCGACCTTCACTTCCTCGACGGCACCGCCGCTCTTCGCCGATACGTTCATGCCAGGCGGCGCGTTGCGGAACGTGATGGTGGCGCCAATCGAGCCGTCCACGCGGGTTGAGCCACCTCCAAGGCCGGCACGGCGGGCTCGGGCCAGCATGCCCTCATCGCCAGGGGCCGACATGCTGCCAGGACCCGCAACTTCACTGTCACGAAGGCGGGACATCTGGCCGGGCAAGTTCGAGCGCTGGCGGTCGTGCCAGGGTACGTCACTGGCATCAGCCGAAGGAATTGGCCCATTGTAGGTTCCGATGCCATCCCGCAGCCCAACGCGGGCGCCGATGCGGCCGTGCCAAGCGCCCCAACCGCTCTTGCGAGCGTTCTTCATGGCGAAGTCGATTTGCTCTTTCCAATGAGCTGGGTCGCTCGCGTGATGGCCCGTCTCCCTGGTGTAGACGTCGCCTAGACCGCCGAGCGTGAGGCCGGGGATCTTTGATGCATAGTGAAGTTGGAAAGGGCCAAAACTCGTGCCCTTGTCGCCCGGTGTGTTGCGAACTCCAGGGATCGAACCTCGCAACCCCTCACTGTTGGCGATGCGAAGCGCGATGTCTGGATCAATGCCGTGGCGAGCCGCCGAATTCCGAATGTAGGCTGCCATCTGCGGATTGATGCCGCGCATATCGCGCGCCGAGATGCCAGGGTATGATCGGCCAGACCCACCTTGCGGCATCCCTGAACCGCTGGAGGATGAGCTGTCACCGGGCGGCATTACAGCCGCATCGGCACCGCTGTACCCCCGACCCGACCCGCCCCCGGTCACATTTGGATTGCCACCGCCGTAGCCTCGGCCACCAAAGCCGCCGAAGCCGCTGCCGCCAAGCGAGGCGTTGTGGATCAGGCCGCCGAGGCCTCCACCACCAAACGAAGACGGGGATACGCTGGCACCCTGCTCGCGCAGCTTCTTCAGCTCCCCCGTCAGAGCCTCGATCTGGTCCGCCAGCTCCTTCTGCCGGGCGACAATCCGGGGTTCGCTCTGATCGTAGGTTTTGGCGTTGTAGTCGCGCCGGCTCTTGGCGTCGGCGAGCTTCGCCTCGACCTCGTTGACCTTGGCGTCGCGCTCGCCTGACGACCCCGGCGCAGCCTGTGACTTACCGGGGAACATACGATTCCAGCCGTCGCCGATCGCATCGTACAAGCGCTTGATGTTCTCGATGTCCGTTGCCGTGCTCTTGGCGAAGGCTGCCATGTCCTTGAACAAGGCGGGTGCGGCCATCTTCTGAATGCGCTCGATCTGGTCGTTCAGATCGCGCATGGAGTCGGCCATTTCCTTGGCCGCTTTGCCGAAGTCACCTTCGCCTTTGACCTTGTCGCGGGCTTCCTGCCACGCCTTGGCCATCGCCTCCGGGCCGTCCGTGAAGAGCCGGGTCATCCCGCCGAGGCCGAGGAGTTCGGCGTATTGCCGCTGCGTTTGCGGATCTTTGATTTTGCCGAGGAAGCTCAGATATTTGTCGAGCGCGTCCGCGTTGTCCGTGCTGCCCTTGAGCTGACCGAAAATGCCGGGTGCTTTCTGCCGCAACTCGCCGGCCGCATCTCCAAGGCCGCGCCGCAGGAGCGCCAGTTTCTCGGCAAAGCTCTGCGTGTTCTGAATGACCGTGTCGGGCGCAATCTGAAAGCGCTCGCCGGCCTTCTGCAAGGCGCGTAGTTCGTTGGCTGCCAACCCTGTCTCACGGGAGACGTGACGCAGCTCCAGGCTGTTCTGTGCGAGCTGGCGCATCGAGGCCGCCACCGCCGCGATGCCGGCGGCCGCACTCAGGTTGATGCCGAGGCCGCCGATGATGTCGCCACCGCCACTCGCCGAACCGCCTCGCCCGGCCTTGCCCACCTTCGCGATGGTGGCTTCGAGCTTGTCCAGTTCCTCGCGGAGCGCCTTCATGTCGGCGGTCGGCTTGATCGAGGCGAGGCTCGCGCGGATCTTGGCGAGCGGGCCGCTGATCTGGTCTGAAATCTCGGCGCTTAAGCGAAAGCGATCATCGGCCATCGGGTCATTCTTCCTTTGGCGCGTTCGCCTTCAAATGGTCCATCGTGGCCGCCCAGAGGCTGACCAACTCGTCGTTCTCAAGCTTTAGGAATTCCATGGGACTGCACCGGAAGGTGAGCGCCAGATCGAGCGCGGCCCGCTTAAGATGCGCGCCTATCCCGGCACGAAAAAAGGGACCATGGCATAGGCGCCCGCCATCCAATCTCTCGGGTGAAGCATCTGAATATCGGCCGGAAGCCGGCCGGAAAGACCGGCCATGAACATCGTCATTTCCTGCGGGTGAAACTTCACCTGAAAGCTGTCGGCAGTCGGCACAAGATCGACGGGGATGCCGCCCATGATGAAGTCCTTCGCTCTGGGCTCGCGGAACACAAGTTCGTCAAAGCTGTCATTTAGGCCATCGTATTGCTTCGACAGCTTGATCCTCAGCTTGCCGTCATCCTTGGCGTCGTCGGACATCTGGGCTTCCTTCACTTACGGGTCTTCATGGCGCGAGCCACGGCGGCCGGGAGGGAGCTGCGTAGCTCCTCCCGCATCATGGATTGAAAGTCGCGGGCGAACGGCACGTCGGCCGGTTGCCGGGCTTGCTGCTCTAGCGAGAACTTGAGGCGCAGCTTGCCGCCCTCGCCGACGAAGATGCCGCGATCCGTGATGCGCAGGGCACGCTTCGGCGTGCGGGCGATCAGGGCGCCGGGCCGCTGGCTCGCGCGCACGCCGCGTCCGGTGCGCTGAACGCTGCCTTTCAGCGGGATCGCGAGCTTGCCCTTACGAGCCGTCTTGGTACCACCCACAGCGTGTAGGGCGAGATTGCCACGACCGTTGAGGCTCGGGTTCTCAATGATGTCGACGCGCAGGTTGCGCTTCGTGGCCCGCTTCTCCAGGCGCATCGCGTAGCGGGCAAAGCCACGGTTACGCACCTCAACGTGCCGCGCCCAGGTCTCGTCCGCGAGGCGCTGGCGCGTTTTGTTGGCCGCGTCGTTCAAGGCGACTGACAGCGCGAATGGGATCTGTTCCACGGCTGCGCCAAGGCGCTGCGCGGCACGGTCCCATTCGCTGAAGTCGAAGCGAATCACGATCCGCTACTCCGGCTTCTCGGTCGACATCAGATCAGCGAGTTGCTGGACCGTCAGATGCAAGTATCGAGGATCAATCTCGCGCTGTGTCTCAGCGCCGACACCGTGTGCGTCGCCGGGGTCGACCGGCACGATCTGCACGACAGGGAGCTTCG